GTAAATTCGAGGGCTTCCCCGGCCCCGAACGCATCTTTTCTGCGAGGCTTTCGGCGCGCGAATCCTTCGAGGTCTTCTCCTGCCCCGAACGCATCTCCTCTTCGATGAACTCGGTCAGGCCCCCGTCCGCGCGCATGGCCCGGCCGCCCTTCGTCATGCCGCCGTCGTGCTTGATGCCTTCGCGCTCTTCGTTGGCGTCCTTCACGTTCCGATTGATCTTGGCGTTAACCCAAGCTCTCACATCGCCGCCAGACTTGCGGGGCTTGCGATCGGCGCGCGGTGCGCAGGCTTCGCCCTGCACCTTGCCGCCGGAGCGAAACGCCTGACGCGACACCGGGCGCAAGCCCGTTTTCGCCTCACTGTTCAGCATCTCAGCCGGCGTCCAGTCGCTGCTGTCCACCTTCTGATCCTTTTGCGAAGACATTGCCTTCGCTTTTTCCCGCATCTTGGCCCGAAGGCTCTTTGCCATTTCAGACATCTGTTTCTCCCAAGGAGTTATCCGGGCGTCCCCGGAGGCGCGCGCCGTCTAGAGATTACCATAAGGGCTTGGTCGACGACAGGACCGCCACCCTTTTTCTTCTCCGGCCATTTTACGACCGGAATCTTTTTTATCCCAAGATCCTCAGCGGCATGCGCACGATGGCGACCGTTCGGATGACCATCGGGATAGATCGCAACAGGATCCAGTTTTTCACCCTTCTTCATCTGCTTCTTAAAATGATGAATAAGTTTTTTATCATCATGGTCCATGTTAAGCGGCTTGACTTCTTTCAGATATTCCGAAGGAGACTCGTACCCAAGCTTGCCGCCAGTCTTTTCGTAATCGTGCGCTTCTTCCCAATCATGATGACTGCGAAGCGGGTAAGATTCTACTTCGCCGCCCTTGTTTTTAACAATCACATGCTCATAAACAGGATGCTCTTTACCCCTGACAAGGATGGAGCCAACTTTCGGTCCCAAGATTACATTGCCTTTAGTCGTCGGGCGCAAACGAGGCTCCGTTGGAGAGTTCTCATATCGCGCAAAGTCAACGCCTTTAGGGAAATGGGCGTTCAACGTGTAGTGGTGCTGGCCACGATGCTCGACAGACACGATAGTGTCCGTTGCCTCATGGCCTTCTGGGGCCTGCGCCCATCTCCAGCCAGCCTTCTGCTTAAACAGGTTCGTCTTGGCCATGGCGCTTCCACGGCCCGGGGTACCTGTCTCATCAACGCTGTCAGGAGACGCGCGGAAGTATGGCTTGCCGCCCGGCTGCACGCCGATCGAAGCCATGGCGGCCTTATGCCCTGTCATGTCTTCTTTCGTCGCGGCGTTCAGGTACTGACCGCCCGGAACTGGGGCGTCATTCGGGAACATGCGCTGCGGCTTGGGAAAGACCGATATTGCGTTGTCAATCTGTGGGATGTCGGGGCTCTCAACTTCGCCGCCGCCTGCTTTAGTGATGTCAATGTTCGCAGGATCAAATGTACCTTGGTTGCCGATGGCTGACTTAATTTGAGCGGGATGAAAAACCGCAAAGATGTCACTTGGATGTGAAAAAATATCATGGTGAATTCTGTCATCAGTTATATCTTTGAAAATTACACCATCATGCCCGTTGTCTTTCGCATATTGAATTGCTCTATTGTAGTATCGTTCTTTGAAACGATCATCGTTGAATTGATCATCAAACTTTTTGTGCTCTGCAAAATAGTTGTCCCACTCTGATTCAGGAGCATCCTTCGCCGGAAGCGGCTTTGTGAACCCAACAATATGAGGATTTTTCATTGAAAGATGGACAGGGAAAATTGTTCCACCACGTTTAGATGCATAAGTTCCAGCACTACGAGCCCCATGTTCATTAGGGCGAATCCAACTGTCTCGCGCAAAGAAAAAAGCGCCGCCTTCTGATTTAGTTTTTTCTGGGTCAAAAGCAAGTATATCCCGATCAGTTCCATGGAAAACAACATGGGGAACATCTGGATGATTACCCGCCAAAAACTTAGCAAGGTTCTTTGCATAGCGCGGGTCATCATATGGGATGTGGCTGGCTTCTCCGCCATTATCATAGCCAACGCGACCGCCGTCTTCATATTTGCGGCGCACATTCACAAGCTTATCGTCGAACACAACGTAGTTGCGCGACCCCTCGCCCGCACCGCGTGATCCTTGGTCGAGGTACTTGATGCCCTTGATGCCAAGGCGGTGCAGTTCTTGAGAAGCGATGTCTTTGCCCCTAATGCCCTGCGTGTTTCGATAGTAGATATCTTCGCCCTTTGTGTTTGGCGAATAGGGGCGCGCACGTTGCAGCGGCGTGTGCTCACGCAAGGCGTTTTGAACATACTCGCTTTGCTCGCTTAACGGCTTGTCCCAATCCAGAAAATGATCCGGGTGCGCGTTGATGCGCACTTCGTACATGTGGCCCTTAGCCGGTCGCTCAATATTTAATCCGCGCTTAACAAGTTCTTCAAAAATCTTTTTTTCTGTTTCAACTTCTTTGGCAACTGAAGGGAATGTTTTTCTAAGATCTTCCAAATCTATTGATGATAGTTTTTCAGAATAATTAGCGACATCATCAGATGACCTTAATCTGCTTTGAAGATTGTTTATGGCTCCGCCCGGAGATTCTATTCCCGCGTCTAAAGCAACATCACGCAACAAAGCTCTGTCGATTGGCTTTCCATCTATTGTTGGATTAGATGGTGGTGCAAGCATATTTCGGTATTCTCTTGCAACGGGCTCCGCTTCAGCAAAATACAGTCCATGCCCATAAGCCTGCGCGCCCTCGCCGGTGCCAATCTTGGAGATGTCGAACTGATCGAACTCATGCGGCGAGCCGTGATAGGCGGTGATGCCCTGATCTTGGTCTTGATCCGGATTATCCGCCATCACCGCTCTCCCGTGAAAATCGGCTCCCCGGCCTCAGAGGTCACGATGTGAATGCCGGGGATCTTGTGCGCGGGATGAGAGCCGAAGCTCTTTTTGACGCTGCCGCCACGCCTATAGCTGACAGGCTTGCCCCCGCGCTCCTCCGGCACACCATCATACATTTCCCACCATTCATGTGTTTTGTGAACAGTGCTGTGATGATGCGGATCGTCAGAATGGTGGAACTGTGCGTAGAACGCATCAACAGGAAGTTTTTGATCTTTACTCATAGCTCTCGCCTTTCTCTTTAATCTTACGTTGAGGCTTAATAACAACTTCAGTGTTCGTTACTTTTGTCTTTCCAAGCTTAGGTTTGCCGGAAGGCCCGGTCTCATTACTTTCCTCACGTTCATATGTTCCCTTTTCAGTTTTCGTCCTGCCGGGGTCATAATGAACAAAGAAGCCCTTGCTTTCCTTGTGCGCGTCGCCAACTGCGCCAAAGCCCTTCTTGTTCTTCAAGCCGACGATAACACCATCCTCGCCATCCGGCACACGATCAAGCGGACGGAAGTCATGAGTATCGCCATTAATAACACGATACTTCTTGCCAGTCTCTTCATCATGTACCGTCTCAGGCAGATGTTCCTTATCGGTGAACGCCATTGCGACGTTCTCTCCTCCATCCAACATGCGACGCATACGCGGCCAGTTGGTGTTCGGATTGTCTACGCCCGGTTGCGATACTCCGGTTGATGAATAGGTATAATGATGGTTATCAGCCACTGGCTTGTAGGCCATCTTGGTGTAATCGTAGAACGTCACATCAGGAAACGCCTTGATAATTGATTGATAAACGCGCGGATTGATGTCGGACAGTACGTTCAATCGAACACCAAGATGGTTTCCATTATTAGCTGCTTCAGCGCGCTTGGCGGCGATCTCGTCATACAGTCGAACAGCAAACGCTTCCGGCTCGCTCAACATGCCAACAGTTTTGTTGAGAGAATTGAGGCGCGGCCCCTTGAACGCAGACAAATCTTTGCCGCCGCCGACTTTAAAGTAATTGCCGCTGGTCTTGCCGAGACATTCATCTTTGCACGATGCGCTGTTGGGGCAAGTGTTGAAGCCACCCATTTCAAACGATGGAGAGAGAGCCAAGCCCGCAGCCTCAATGCCACGGCCATCATCCAGAGAGATAGGCTCCGCGCCCTTGTAGCCAATTTCACTCTTTAAGAGCTTTTCGTTTTTACCCAAAAGCGGAACAAGGGTTTTGTCTTTGCGCATGCCAACATGCGGCGCAAGGCGAGAAATTGCTTCTTTTGAGTTTGCAATACGATCACCGCGCGACAGGCTCAGATGATGCTGGATCGCATTGTCGAAAGCCGATGCAAGCGACATTGTTGAAGGCTTAGACGTATCTGACTTCGGCATTCCGACCGGTTCATCAGACGGCAGATCAACAGCGGGGGCAATGCGAAACGCTGGACGCTGCCGAACTGGCGCTTCCGGCGAAGGCATATTATGGCCCATGCCAAAAGCCGGAACTTCGTCTTGCTGCTGGATCGGCTCAGGCATACCGCCGGCAGCCATATGCTGCTGGTGCAGCCCATAAACGTCGCCCGCAATCTTGCGCCACTCAGCCATCGCATCATATAGCGGCGCTGTTTGACCGCCCTCCGCCCTGCGGGGACGCACTGACTGCATGACCTGTTTTGCAAGGCGAACGGTGTAATCCATGTCAGCGCCCGTGAATCAGAAGGTGGTGGATGATCTCAAGCGCCTTGTGTACAGCGTCCGGCTTGGATGCACCCTTTGAACTGACGCCGCCACCACGCGCCTCTGCCTGCGGCATGACACTCTGCATCAGTTTGCTGGCTCTAACAAATGCAGCCGGCGATTCGCTGCGATTGAACTCTTCCCACTCGCGACGGACTGCGTCCATGCGAGCAGCCTCCATTAACTCGCGCGACGGCGGCTGCGGCGCAACGCTATCAGGGCGACGAGGAGGCATGGGCGCCGCCGCTGAAGGCGCAACGTTATCAGGGCGACGAGGAGGCATGGGCGCCGCCGCTGAAGGCGCAACGCTATCAGGTGAAGGCGCAACGCTATCAGGGCGACGTTCGGGAGGCGTCGTTATTGGCGCGGCTGGCCCGCTAAAGACGGGAGCACCCAGATTGAAGTCGGCATACATCCCGCCGACATCTGCTGAATCCGAATACGATTCTGGTTTCGTTGATCTTGTTTGATAAGCCAAAACAACCGGCACTCCAACACCCCCTCCAACACCACCAATGATGGAAGCAATAGGCGCCTCGACAGTATTCAGAATTGTTGCACCAGCGGGGACGGCTTCCCCCGGCGCGAGTTTCACAAGTTGGCCGGCAGATGTTCTAACTACCGTCGGAGCACTTGCGGCAAGATTATAAATTTTACCAGAAGCGGCTCTATACGGTTGATAAGAAGGGGCTCTTGCAAGATTCTGAATAACTTGTATCGCTCGGGGAACAACGGACGATGCCGCAGCGGGAGCCATTCCTGCCAACCTGCCAGTGCCAACCCCGATTACGGCACCTCTTAAAGCTTTTTGGCCAACACGCTCTGCCCATGCATTTGCCTCTCTTGAGGCGGCTTCAGGGTCCATACCGCCCGTGATAAACATATCCCGCACTTCTTCTGTCGATGGTAAGCCCCAAGCCATCACTGACCTCCCAATCCTGCGGGCCGCATCAGGCCCGGTTGTGCTTCTTGCTCTGACCGCGCGATATCTTCCATCGCTGGGCGAATCAACGGGTCAACGATCTCCGCGCTATATGGATGCACGGCAAGGTTCTGCGCCAAATCCAAAAGCTGAATGCGCTCACGAGACGCGCGATCGGCTGCGCGGCTCTCAAGCTCGCGCTGTGCAATTTCCATCTCGTTCTGCGCTTTCATCATGTCGATCTGCGCCTTCATCATGTCAGTCTCGCCCTTGACCTGAGAGAGACGCTGACGCGATTGTGCGTCCATCATGGATGCATTAGCCTTCATGTCATCGGCTTGAGCCTTGGCCTGCCGCTCAACAAGTTCAGGCGGCGGAGCGCCCATCGCATTGGGCGGCACCATGAACTGCTGCGGATTGGACCAGCCCATCGCCTGTAACGCAGCAGTATCAATCGCGATCGGGTCGTACAGCGACGGGTTGCCGGCCTGAAGCTGCTTCAAGCCCATGATCTTCATCATGCGCTGCGTCTGGCTCGCGGTGTTCGGGTCCGCCTGCGGCACCAGCTCACAATCTTGCAACGCCTGAATGAATGTCTGCTCGTCCCACTGGTAGGCCGGCGCGCGGTTGCGCTGCCAAAAGCTTTCGGGGTTCTCGCGAAAGCAATCGACCAGCAGCCGAAACTCCTCGGCCTGCGCCGCGTGCATACGCTTGTGAACGCTGTTCAGGATCTTGGTCGCCTGATCGATCAGCGCCAGCGTCGTGCCGACCGGCGCGTCAGACTTACCCTCGCCAACAGCCATTTCAGCCGTGCCGCCGACACGCTGACCTGTCTCGGCCATGTTCTGCACAAGGTTCATTAACGCGCCGCCCGGCTCTTTGTAGGGCAACGGCATGATGGCTTGATTGATCGGCAGGCCGCCCGTCTTGACCGGCGCACCGCCGCCCGGCGGCACGCGGAAAATGTTGGTGTT